CGTCGCGACATCCTCGACGCCGCTCGATTCCTGGCGCAGGACGTACTTGGAGTCGCGGTAGATGAGCCAGAGCATCTTGCCGCGACGTTGAAGGGAACCGGCCCCTCTGGGCCATCCCTTCGGGTTTAGAGTTTCGGTCATGCGTATAGCTTAACATGATTTCTCTACAGACTTCTGGAGGTCCGCCAGGAGGACAATGTCAACTCCTCGACTTTTGAAGATTGCCCTGACCTGTTCCAGTGGAACAGCCGCCCCGATATAACCGCCTTTGCCGATGAGAAGAACGTGGTTCTCCCAACTAACAGCGTGCGCCTTCATCTGCCGCAAGATCGCAGGATAATCATCGCCCACTGACGGCTTGCATTCGACATGAATGGTTTGGCCGGTGCATAGACTGATCGACACGTCATAGCCTCGCTCCTCAAATGCCACGCCGCGAAGTTTCGGTTTCTCCTTCCCATATACATGCGTGACGAACCGTTCAGCGAAATCAGCATTGACGAAAAGAGCCTGAAGCGCATTGTGTTCCGGTGTTTCTTCCGGCTGACCGAAATTGTTGATGATCAACGTGTGAATTGCCGGATAGCGGACGCGAAACCATTCCTGCTCCGATAGCCATGTGCAGTATTCATGGTCCTGCGCCAAAACCTCGACGGGCTGGTCTTTGTATTTGCCGAATGGAATGACTTCCGGTTTGCCCATCAGAGCCTCATCGCCGCACCGCCGGGTTCCGCGACATCACCGCCGTCACGACCTTGTCCTCCAGGCCCGCGTCGAGCTTGTCCACGTTGAGGTCCCAGCCCGCCACCGGCCCCAGCACTTGCTGGATGATCACCGACCGCAGAGTCGTCCGCTCGTCCTCGCTGAACTGGCCGCGGATCGCTTGCCACGTCTTGTTGCTGATGAAGAGCATCACCGTCCCTCTGCTGCCATTCGCCGCTTCGCTTCGTTCGCCATCGCTTCCTGGTAGTTGTCGATGGCGTCGAAGATCTTGACCGCGATTTCCGGCGGCATGAACATCTTGAGCGTCACCTCCGAAGGCACGCGCGGGTACGTCTCCAGGCCGACCTGGAGAACCTGGAGGACGCCTTCGATGGCGTCATCGAATCCCTTCTGCCACTGCGTCAGCCGTTCCTTCTTGAGTTCGTTTTCCATTGCTCTCCCTTGCCCTTCATGGCGAACTGCGTCACCATCTTCATCGCGAGCTGCGTCCTGCTCTGCACGCCGGTCTTCTGGAAGATCCTGGTCATGTAGACTTTGACCGTTCCCTCCGTCAAGGCCAAGGCGTTCGCGATCTCCTTGTTCACCATCCCGTCCATCACGCATCCGACGACCTGACGCTCCCGTGGCGAGAGCGGCCCACCCAATCGCCGCGGCGCGTAATCGCGCGGCGGCTTCCTGCATCCGGCGCAGAGCCTCGCCGGGGCGAAGCAAGGCCCGCCGCACCGATAGCACGTTCGATCCGGCGGCATGTGCTGGGCGATGTTCACTGCTTCCTCTCGAGGACATAGCCAAGCTTCGTCAGCCTCTCCTTGACCATCTCGAGGTTGTCCGCGAAGGTCCGGTTGTGATCGTGATGCAGGACCCAGCAGAGCACGTCGAGGTTGGCGACGACGATCTGATGCTCGTCATTGCCGAACACCGAACGGAACAGGAACGGCTCCAGCACCAGTTGCCCCAGCGTGTCGTGCGCCCGTTGAATCTCGTCGTCGGTTCGGATCATCGTTCATCCCGCCGGAAGCAACGGCTCGACGGCCTGCCGCTTCCGCATCAGATCCTCCATCGCGCCCTTCTCCTGACGCGCCAGATCCTCCAGCAACGGCATCCCGCTATCGATGGACGCCAGCACCTCGTCGCGTGTCGCCACGCGCCCCTCTGCCCACCACTCGACGGCGACCGGCGGGCCGATCTCGATCAGCGGCTTGTTCTCGTCATCGCGGAAAATCCGGTAGCTATGCGTGATCCAGACCGCGATGCATCCAGGGTTGCGGAGGATCGCCTCGCCTGCGACGTTGTGCTCGTTCGCCCGCGTTAGATCGTCCTCACGCCTGACCATGTGAGGCCGACTCAAGAACGGGCAGAACTGCGCCGACCAGCGGGCGCACTCCGCGTGACACGGCGGCTCCGACGTGGTCCGGTTGATCGTACACATGGGTCCGATGACGAAACATTTGTACGATCCCAATCTGTCGCCGCAGACCCAGCACCGTTGCTCCTTGACGCACCGGACCCAGTGCGCCTGCGACATAAAGCGGAAGTCCCGCTTGCCGTTGATGGTGTCGACAAAAGCCGGGATCGGATAGCCGCGCTCATCGAGCGGGAGATCCTGCATCCGGATCGGCAGGGCGCCGAGTTCAGGCCGCAGTGGATGGCTCATTGCCCGCTCTCTATCCCAGCCGCTTCACGGGCAGCAGCCATCGAACCGAAGAACCGCTTCCAGATCCGGTGACTGGGAAATCCCGGCGGCAATCCGCCGCCAGTTCCGTTCCCATGTTTGCGGGATAGGCGCGGTCCATGCCCATATGCTCGATAAAAATCGCGCATTTGTTGGATAAGGGACTCGCGCGTGTATGGGCTACGGCCTGATACTCTGGCGAGTCCCGCCGCTTCATAAGCCGCTTTCATCGAACCGAACACGCGAACAAAGGCTCCTCCGCGAGGAACCATGCCCATGCGCTCATGAGAGCGGCTTGGGAGTGTTCCATATTTCGCCCAGAAGTCGCGCAGAACCTCGATCAAGTATTCTCTGGTGTAACCTCTCACCCCTTGGCCTATCCGTTCCAATGAAGGCGTCAACTCTAGAAGTTTGATCACCTCCGTAATCGTTGGAAGATGGAAGGCGAGACAGATGCTTGAAGGCGACAGGCCGTTCTGGATCAGTTGGTCGTCGGTTGGAACCCCGTCATACCGCGCCTGTAATTCCTTCAACCGTTGAGTAAGCTGGGCGCGGCAATGACCGGATTCGTTTAGCCGCTCCGGTGTATCCAAAAATCCCTGACGCTGTTGTCCTCTAACGCGACTGGCTACTGCCCAAGCATGGGCCTTCGCCCCGAACTCAGCCCGTTTCTGGGGAGATCTACAGGCTTCGCGCAGACGCTCGTAGTATGCCGCCTGTCCGGTGGTGACTGCGGCGCACATTCGCGGCCCGCACAAAGCGCACTTCCTTCTGAGGCCGTGCTTCCTTCGATAATCGGCGGCGCGAAGAGCGTGCGCCCGAAAGGCGTGAGTGGCGAGCATACGAAACCAGCCGCCGCACTCGTGACACCGAACTTCATCCGTCTTCTCGCAGTACTCCAGAGCGCCATGAATCGACACGCCCGATGGGACAAACGGCGCCTTTTGCCGATACAGAAAACATTTGCCGCGAATCAAAACTTGTTCTTCTTTTGCTGTAAAAGGCGCCATGAAACCATACGTCATAACCTCTCTCCTCAACCTTTACTTTTCTTCCTCCGCGCCGCATCGCCGGCATCGAGTGACGACGGCCTGCCGGTATTCCTTGCCGCCGTCAGGCGCGACCACGCCGGTCGGCCCCCAGACCTCGCAGTCCTCGAGATCATCGGAGCCGCAGACGTAGCAGCCGTCACTGGTTTGGCTCTGGCCGGTCATCGGGCCGATCCTCGAATAGCCGCTCCTGCTTCTCCTGCCACGTCAGCGGCTCGTAGCGGAGCGTCTTGTTGGTGTCGAGGCGCAGGATCTTGGCCTGATCGGCGCCCTTCTCGACCACGCGCATCACCTCGACCTCGACGGTCCTGACGCCGGAATGGATCATCTCCGCGAGCTCCGCGATGCGCTTGTCGCAGGCGTTGGTCCGGTGCGCGATCTCCGCGATGGTCGCCTTCCTCTCGACGCGGATGCCCGCCAGTTCCTTCTCCACGTCCGCGAGTTCGACGCCATACTGCCGGATCTCGTCCTGCGTCAGCGGCTCCTGCACCATCTCGAATTGACCGGGCATTTACTCCTCCTTTGGTTGAGCCACGCTGTAATCGGAGATCACCACGCCGCTCTTCTCCGTCCCTCGCGCGTGCGCCGGAATCCAGAACTGTCCGTGGATGCCGCGACCGAAAAGACCGGGGCCGCTCTCCGGATAGTGAGCGAAGTGCCCCCGACAAAGATGTAGCGCCCGCTGCAAGCCCTCGCTCTCGATCCGGCCTTCCGTCACCAGGATCTTCTTCATCGGTTCGATATCGAGCGTTTGGTACTTCAGCATCGGGGGCTTGCCGCGTTCCGCGTTCCGCTTCGCCAGCTTCAGCGGTACGACATGCTCCACGCGCTGGACGTTTCTGCAATGGGTGAACATGATGCCCATCTGGATTCCGAAAATCCATTTCGCGCAAAAGGGGCCGAGATCCTCAGGCTTTATTGGGTCCGATGGAGATCTGACGGGAATCTCTATCGTTTTCTCAGACCCTTGATCGTGCTTGCCGTTGCGGTCCAAATCAATCCGGCCTCTGCAAAGGTGCAGCGCGACTGGCGCGAGATTTGGCCGAAAACTGTAGAGCTTGAAGTTTATCGCCCACTGCGGGCTTCTGGTTTCGACGCACGCCATGCCGACGTGATGCGGCCCGTCCGTTTCTTGATATCGATACTCCATCCAAAATCGCGGGAACGGCGGCGCCTGCAATTCCGGATTGAACTGTTGATCGGGATGCTGACAGAGATAAGCGATGACATTGTCGATGACGATGATCGGCATAGCCGGGAGAGCCTTGCGAAGCTCTTCAGCCTCGCTTGTCGCGATGTCTCTAATCCGGAGGTTCTGCCGTATCAAGTCCGCAAAACGCATCTACTCTCCCTCCCCTGGCTCCCGCGCCGGTTCATCGAGGAACGAATCCTGTTTGAGCACGTCGCGCAGGGTGGCCCGCGCGGGCTTCTCCGCTTCGGGGGAAGCCGCCAGGTCTGACGATTCCTGCGGCTGCTGCAAATCCGGCGGCAACAGTTCCGGCGGCATCTGCTCGACCGGCATCATGTCCAGGGCCTCGTCCTGCATGGTGATCCCTCTCAGGACGTTTGGCGCGTAATACTTCTTCACCCGCGCCACGCATTTCCACCAGAACATGTCCTTCGCCCACGACTGGTAATTGAACTTCTCCGAAAGCGCCTTCTCCTTGCCGTTCTCCCAGATCTTCGCGTGCGCGGCGTCGGCTTCGGTGAACGAGACGGACACCTGTTCGCCGTCGCGATCCGTCACCGGGACGTACCGCTTCTCGCCGGGATTCCACTTGGAGAGCCAGACGCGGCATCCGATGCACCTCTGCCACGTCGTGCCCTTGTACGGGACCTCCTCATAGAAGAACTGCGGATCGAGGAAGTAGCCCGACGCTTGCAGCCGCGCCGCGACCAGTTCGTTCTCCAGCGTCGGCCTGCCGTTGATGAAGACCACGTAGCGGACGGAGTCGGCGCGGGAGAAGCCCATCTCGCGCCCGATCTGAAGCTTCATCATGGTCAGCGAAACGGCCTGTTGCGGCGAGAGCTTCTTCAGTTCATCGAACTGGCCGCTGTTATAGGCGTCGATGGCGAACTGTTTGTCCTGCGCGTAGTCCATCCGCGCCACGTCCACCTTGACGTAAGCGTTGATCCACTCCGTCTTCTCCTTGGAGTCGGCCAATTGGAGCAGATGGTCAAGCGTCACCCGGCTGGGCGGCGCCGCTGGAGCTTGCTGAGTCGCCGGTAGAATCGCCGTTTCCGGCGCGTCACTCGTTGGAGGTTGTGGTTGCACGTTTCCCCTTTCTGAATCGGTTCGGATCACTGCAAGTAGCGAAGTGGTTGGTTCCGTCCGCGTCATACGGCGTGAGCCTGCCGTTGGCGTGCGGGACCATGAGCATGATCGCCTCGCAGGCGTGGCACTTCTGCTGCCGGATGGCAACGTGATTCAGCAGCGCCGTCATGCGCTCCCGCGCGTCGGTCAGCTTCTGCTCCACATCGCAGTAGTCGTTGTTGGCGGGATCGTTCATGCCGCCGCTCCTTCCTCGCCTTCCATCTCGAGGTGGCCCTGCTTGGAAGCCTTGAAGGCCGCGGAGTTGAAGTAGATCCGGCGCGCGCCGGGTTTGGGCCGCGTGTAGAACTCCTCCAGCCGCTGACGCTCTGCCGGATCTTCGATGAACTTCTGGCGCAGGCCGATAGCCATCGACTGCCAGTCGGTGACCTTACTGTCCTTGGTCTTCTTCCAGGTGAACTTGCCCTCGCCCGCCGACCAGCGCAGGCCCTCGTTGTCACCGATGGCTTCCTTCAGCCGGTTCTCCAGCACGCGGCGATGCTCGATGAACTCGTCCTGGCAGATGCGGAGCGTCTCGTAGTCCTGAAGCATCAGGATCTCCGCGTCGGTCGCCTCGCGGAGCGCAGAGCGTTCCTTCGGGTGCCTCTGCTGCAAGTAGTGCGCGGCCACCATCGAGCCGTCGATGGGCACTTCCTCGCCGCCCACGACGTAGCGGTTCCAGGCGTTGGTCAGGCGCCGGATGACCTTGCCCTCGATCTGAGCATCGCGGTATTGCGTGAACGTGACCGGCGCGGCGCCGCGGATCGAGACGGCGAAGTCCCAGCAGTCGAACTCGCTGACGGCCATGTAGACGACGGCCTGAAGCTGGTAGTAGAGCGGCGGGCCGTCCTCCCACTCGTCGCCAAACCCGGCGGCATACTTGGCGTCGACGCCGCACCGTTCGCCCACGACCGTGGCGTCGTAGGTCGCGACCAGCGGGTGCTCCGGATGCTTGACGGTCTGGTGCTCCAGAATTAACTCGCGCCCGTGCTGCTCCGCGTAGCTCTGGAGGATCGGCATCTCCAGCAACTGCCCCCAGCGCATGACCGGCGTCGGCTCCGCGGGCGGGAGCAGCCCGCGCTTCTCCATCACCGCCGCCCACAACGAGCGGTAGGGACTGAGGCCCATCACCGGAGCGGCGTCACTGCCGCCCCAGCCCTGCTTGCGGATCTCCGGATCGATCATCGGCATCTCTCCATTTGCAGCCGCGCGTAGTAGAGCCACGCGCACCGCAGGCACGACCAGTAGCCGTCGCAGAAGCGGGTGCCCAGCCGCCGATGGCAGAGGTCGCAAGGATAGCGGTCAGCCACGGAGACACACGTCTCCTGTTCGCCTTGCATCGCTGGTTTCCTTTTCTGCGGGAAAAACTATGCCGACACGGAGATCGGCAACGTCTGCGCTTTGGCCTTGCTCTTGACCGGCTTCTTCGCGGGTTCGTCCCGCTGCTCCCTGCGCTCCCTGATCAGTTCGTTGATCAGGCGGGAGGGCGGCACAAAGACGCCCTCCAACTCCCGGCGCTTCGCCTGCTCGATCCGGACCCACTTAAGGTTCTGAGGTGTCAGAATGACGGTCAGCCGTTGTGATTCCTTGGACATATTCCCCTCATCGAATGACTCACGGACACACGTATAGCGCACGCTCTTCAGTCGGTTTATGGACTTGTTCCGCCCAACAAGTACTGGAGGTAAGAGGGACCTGACTTCACTTGAACTTCGCGGCTGATGAGAATCCTAATCCCGAACCGGGCAGAATGTCAAGAGGCTTTTTTATTCAACATGTTAGAGCGATATCGTGTCGATTTCGTGTCGTATTCATGCGACAAATCTCAACATGAAAACTACACAAAAGTCACATAACATTTGAGCGTTGACCTGTTTTTTTCACAGCCTACGTAGGTGCCTGGACACATGCGCCGCCGGGGTGCGGCACTGCGCGGCACTGCGCCGCAAGCGGCCCGTAGCGGCATCTGCGCCGTGGTGGCGAACACCGTGGTCAAGTACGACACACGGGCGTAAGCTAGCGAACATGAAACAGCCTGAGCCGACTGAAGAGCAGATCCGCGTTGCATTGGGCGAGTGCATACGCGGACTTCGGCAGGAACGAGGAATCGCCCAGGAGCAATTGGCCCTGATCGCCCATGTGGACAGAGCCTACATGGGAGGGCTGGAGAGAGGCAAGCACGCCGCGACCATCGTGACGATCTGCCGGATCGCGCGGGCGCTCAAGGTCAGCGTCACGCACTTCGCCAGAGAATTCGAGCGGCGGCTGAAGCATCCGAACAATGCGCTGGCTTTGTTGCTGGTGATGGTCCGGTTGCAGCCGCCAGCTTCACCCCTTGGCGCCGTTCACCGGAAAGTTGTGATCGACGCGCCACTGGTCGACCTGTTGAATCGGAATCTCCGATTGCGCGAGGTGCGGCATCGCGGCCTGGATCGCGGCATTGGTTTGCGTCTCGACGGCGTCGGCCCGCTCCGTCTCCAGAAACGGCGCGAGATGGTCCGCGATATGGTCGATGATGTCGGCGGTCTGGAGCGTGTAGGGCGCCAGCCTCTGGGTGAAGTGATCCGGCGTCTGGGGAATCCGTTCCGCCATCAGGCGGCGCCTGATCCACTCGTCGTCCGGATTCGACGGGATCGGCTGGGCGAGCTGGCCCGCCGACCACGCCATCAGCCCGCCGTAGAGCCGGTCGCGCACCACGGGACTGCGGGCGTACTCCGACATGGCGGCGTATCGATTGGAGAGCGGCATGGTGATCCTCCCGGTCAGACGATCTTGTTGATGACCCCTTCGACGGCGCTCTGGAGCGCCGCGTCCGTGATCGCCGCGCCCGCGCTCTGCACGGCGCCGTCCATCACCACGGGCGGATGAAGCTCCGTCGCTACCTGTTCCGGCATCTGCCATGTGCGCCGCGCCCAATTTTCCCGGCTGTTGTGGCCCTGGACGTTGTTCGCTTCATTCATGATGTAGTCGGCGTATTTGAGCGCCGCCACCTTGATCCGGCCCCTGAACTGAAAGTCGTTCATCAGGGCAGAGCTTTCTTCATAGGTCATGATTTTCTCCTTAATACCATTCGGCCCAATATGCCACCGAAACTGCTCCGTTTATGTTGACTCGATAGTAGTAATTCGGCAAAACCCAAAACGTCACCGGCACCCACGGAGCTACGGTGCTTGCAGCAGGATATGCCACCACCGTGCTTGGCGAACTGCTGGAATCGCACACAACTGGCGCACTGCTGCCAGCAGCCATCGACAGCGTAACCGTCACCATCATCGGTTTACCTGTCGTGTTCTGATACGTCGTACTCACTGCACGCGAGGGATTCGTCTGCACCGTGACGCCGCCGCTCAGATTGCTAGATCCAGGGTTGAAGAGAAACTTCGATCCATCATAGTAGATGTACGCGCCAGCATTACCGAAAAAGACTGCCCCGGTTCCAGGGCTGCTATCCCGAGAAACCCCAAGATCGCCAGCCGTATTTGTATATCCTTGTGTGCCAACTTTTACGTCGCCAACAACATGCAGCTTGGCCGTCGGCCCAATAGTCCCAATTCCGAGTTGACCGCCGCTATTCATCAGGAAGCGGGCCGCGCCCGCTGTTTCGTCGTAGAGGTAGAAGTTCCCGCTCCATCCCGAAGTGCTGCCACCTACGGACAACTGATAAGCTCTGGAATTGGAGACGATGCGGAATTGCGCGAATCCTCCAGCCGCAGTGTTCTCGCTGGTGATCGCTACGGTGCTAGCTGACGATTTAACGTGTAGTAGGTATTGCGGATTATTTAGTCCAATCCCAATATTTCCATCACTGGCAACTGTCATTTTTACAGCATTGCCAGTAGCGAAGTGAAGCGCCTTCCCGCCAATAACGCTAGAAAGAAATGAGGCGCCGCCCAATGTTCCAGTCACACACACCCCACCCGACGCTGGCTCGATCCCCATCATCAACTGACTCTCAGTGTTATACATCCACTGACGAACGTAATTTCCTGCTGACGTGGAGGTAATGCGGACCTCGCCCAGAGGCTTGTAAATTTCAAGAGTCGCTTGCGGATCGGTGCGGCCTATTCCTATATTACCGTTTGGCAGAAATGTTAGGCGGTTCGTTCCCGGCGCAACATTGTTGCCGTACAGCAATTCAAACATCCCGCTGGCGGTATAATCATTCGCCCAAGCCCAATTGTGTAAGCTGATACCGCCGAACCACGTCACCTTATTGCAGTTGTATCCCTTCAGATCAATACCGTCGATGTTTGCAGCAGACGCGATGGTTAGCTTCGATGAAGGATTAGTGGTTGCGATTCCCACGTTGCCACCCTGCCGATTTAGTACTAGCGGCATGAATCCCACGCCGCCCCGTGCGCCTTGAATTTCGGCATATGTCGATGACTGATTGACGCCCAACCACAATTCCATAGGATTAGCGGTAGGCGCGGCCCGCGCGATGATTACGCCGGTTCCATCTGCCGTCTGGAAAAACGCCGCGCAATTCGCGCCGTTGCCGGTAGTGGATATGTCGTTGACGGTTAGCTTAAAGTTGGGACTCGCCGTCCCGATGCCCACGTTGCCACCATTGGTGATCCGCATCCGGTCATACCATGTTGTTCCATCGAATGTGGAGAAGATCATGTCATTGGTGAGGCCACTGGGCGAACTGCTCATTCCGATATTGACGGCCTTGGTAGGTGTCTGATCCTTCCACATTTCAATGGCGCAACCCCCGGCATGGGCATGGAAGTACTGCCGCGCCGATCCGGTCAATAAGCCAACTTGAGAAGCTGTGCCGAGCCTAAACAGTTTGTATCCAGCCGCATCGATATCGCTCGTCCACGGCGTCTGGCCCGCGGATGTCACCCACTTCACACCCAGCGTCTGCGTCGAGTCAGCGGAGAGCACTTGTCCGTTGGAGCCGACCGGAAGCCGGGTGGATGCCGACGCGGAGCGCACGATCAGATCGCCTTTGGTCGTCAGCGGATCGATCATGCCGCCAACTCCGGTAACGTCGCCAGCGGTGAGCACCACGGCTCCGGTGCGCCCGAAGACGCTGATCACGTCAGCGTTGAGGGTGACATCTGCCGAGAGCGGCCCGCCGCCCGTCATGCCCGTGCCAGCGTTTACCCGGCGCGTGGACGGGACGCCGCCGCTACTGGAGATGTCCTCTGCGGTGAGCGTCACGTCTCCGATGCGTCCCTGGACGCTGGTCACCTTGGCGTTCAGCGTCACGTCGCCTGAGAGAGCGCCGCCGCCCGTCATGCCAGCGCCCGCCAGGACTTGCACGGTAGGGAGGACGCCAGCGGTCAGTTGCGTCGTGCCGTCCGGATAGCCGATGCCGCCCGTGGTCGATTTGATGAGGCCGGTCGCGGTGATCGAGGCGACATCGTAGAGGTTGTGACCGCCGCCGTAGATATCACTCAGCCAAGGCGACTGCGGCTGGCCGGTTGGCGCCGCTTTCCAGATGACGCCGAGGGGCTGGTCGAGGTCCGTGGTCAGCACCTCGCCCGCGAGTCCCACCGGGAGCCGCACCAGAGCGCCTGATGGCAGATTCGCGGAGCGGACGATCATGTCTCCCTTGGTCGTGGTGGGATCGATGGGGCCGGGATTGGTTCCGCCGAGAGCCGCGATAGCCACGTCCACCCGGTTGCTGCCGGGAATGTCGTTGATGCTGAGAACGATATTGCTGCCCTGGATGAAGTTGATCTCGCGGCGCGTCCCGATGAGGCCAGTGTCCTTGGAGACGCGCATTTTCTGGACGCTCGTATCATCGACCACGGCGAAGGTGCGGTTGGCCGAGAGGTCGCCGCCGCCCGTGAGTCCGGTTCCAGCGTTGAGCGTCCGCGTCTGGAGAACGCCGCCCGCGCTGCTGACATCCGTGCCGGTCAGAGCGATGGCGCCCGTGCGCCCGAAGACGGATTGGACTGCCGCATTCAGTGTCACGTCGGCTGAGAGAGCGCCGCCGCCGCTCATACCGGAACCGGCGATGACTTGCCGGGTGCTGGGTACGCCGCCCGCGCCCGCGACATCAGATGGGGTCAGCACTACGGCTCCGGTCCTGCCGAACACCGAGGTCACCAGCGCGTTGAGCGTGACATCAGATGTCAGCGGCCCGCCGCCGCTCATGCCCGCCCCGGCGAAGACGTTGCGCGAGGCCAGAGCGAACGCGGGCGCTGTGGGCGCCACCTTCGACCAATTCAAGCTGGTGATCCAGGCCGGATCGGCATAGGATGCCGACGAGTCCACCGCATTGGTCACCTTCGCAGCGGTGTAGTCGCCAGCGGTCGCAACGATGGCTCCCGTCCTACCGAACACGCTGGAGACGGCTCCGGTGTTCGGCGCCCACTTGACGCCGGTCGCTTGCGTCGAGTCCGCGACCAGGACGTAATCGTTGTTGCCGACCGGAACCCGCTCCAGAGCAGAGGCGCCGTGCGCGAGGATGTCTCCCTTGCTGGTTGTGGGATCGGAGAGCATACCGGGGATGACCACGTTGGAGAGCGTCTTGCCGCCGCCGTTGACGTTGGCCGTCCAGAGTTGCTGCCCTAGCGAGACGATCCCGGTGGACCGCTCGATAGAGAGCGGCGTCCCAGCGAATGGCGTGCCGTTGTCCTGGTGGCGGACGATGGCGAAGTTGCTCCCCGAATTGAATCCGCTCTCCGTCGTGCCGTCCTTGCCCACCGTCCAGCGGGCGACGGGGGCCGGGGCGGGCGGCTCCCCGGTGTAAGCGGTGCTGTACTGCGTGACGGCGACGTTGCCGCCGCCGCTCGTCTGCGTGACGTTGAGGGGCGACGGGCTGTAGGTCGAACTGACGGCTCCGGTGATCCGCACGTTGGTCAGTTGAAAGCCGCCGCCGTTGACATCGCCGCCCCAGTTGCGGACATCGATACCCAAAAAATTCAGCATGTCCGCATTGAGGTAATCGTCCTGGGTGATGTTGATCCGACTCAGCCAGCCCGCCATGATGGACCTCCGTTAGTTTTCGATGCTTGCCGCGCTACCGTTGGGCTTCCCGCCGTCAATGGGCATCAGGGGCGCGGGCGCCGCGTCCGGAATCTCGATCAGGAGGTTCGTCCCGTCGATACGGGCCGCGCTGAACTGCTCGACGCCGCAACGGCTCACTGCGGAGCGGACGAGCTTTCGTTGCTCCTCCTCGATCTGGGGGAGCCGCTTGTTGATGGCTTTCTTTTGCAGCGTCATCGAGCCGAGTTGGGCGAGGAGGTTCCGCTGCTCCTCCTCCAACTGTCTCGCGTGCTGCGCTTCTTCCGGTTGTAGCGAAAATGCTTTCTGCATGGTTGCTCCTTGTTGGTTTACGGGGGAGTTGCATCCCCGATCTTGACGATGACGCCGCCACGCACATGAACCGTGCGGCCATCTTGCAGCGGGAAGGAATCGTAACCGACGCCATACCACTGGTACGGGAAGCGATAGATGTTCACGCCGCCGCAGTTGACGCCCTCCCCCTGAACATCGACGCCTTTGCCGATGAACTGGCCGTTGTCGTTGATCACGTTGTAGCTGGTCGTCGCGAACGAATCGCCCGTGATCCTTCCGGTGGCTGAGAGCGTAGCCGCGCCGCTGACATTCCCGGTCAGGTTGCCGGTGACGTTGCCGTTGACGTTCCCATTGAGCGGCCCGTTGAAGCTGGTGGCGCTCATCGAGCCGGTGCATGAGACACCGCCGCACGTCACGTTGCCCGCGCCGACGTTGAGCGAGGCTCCCGTGATGCCTGCGCTGGCCGAGAGCGTAGTCCCGCTGATCGGCCCGTTCACCGTGAGACTGGAGACGCTCAACGAACCGGCAGAGAGAGCGCCGGTCACAGAGAGAGCGCCTCTACAGAAGACGTTGCCTCGCTGATCGACGGAGAAGTTGATGTTCCGCTGCTCATCGAGCAGCCGGAAGAAGGAAGCGTTGTAGGCATTGTCGGGAACGCCGGGAGTGCCGTCCGAGACGCCCGCCGAGAGCAGGACGAGGCCGTCGCCCGCTCCGTTGTAGAGCGCCAGTTCGCCCCACCATTTGGTTGCGGTGTCGGGATTCCCGGTCTGGTCGCCGTTCCATGAGATCAGCGATGCTTTCCGCAGACTGTTCGGCCCGTAGAGCACCAGCCCACGGGTGAAGAGCATCGAGCCGTGCGTGGTGTTCGTCCGGTTGATCTTGAAGCCGGGAAACTTCCACGCGCCGGGAGCCGCGCTATCCACCATGAAAGCGTCATAGCCGAACTCCAGGTGGACTGGCTCGTTGTTCGGATAGGAGCCGTTCGGGTAGTTCTGGAGGTAGTCGATGGTGAACTTGTTGATGTTCCGCATGTTCACCAGATCCGCGCCCGTGGCCGGGTTGGATGCGTCCCGCCGCGAGAGGATGCGCCAGTCCGCGAGGCTCTGCCCGCCGACCGCAAACTCCGTGAACCACGCGCCCGCGATGTCGGCGGGATCGTTGTTCGGGACCAGCGTCGAGCCGTCCGTATTGCGCGAGATCCTGGCGCCGATGCGCCCCACCTCGATGCCGGTATTGCGCCGGATCGAGATGTATGGCGCGTAGGGCTGGCCCTGAACGAACTCAAAACCGCCGACGATCACCACGCCGGAATTGGTCGCGTAGATGGGCGCGTTCACCGGAGAGCCGCCGCCGATGTACAATTCGCTGAACCACGCGCCATGCACCGTATGCGGATTGGTGGGCTGATCGGGCGTGGTCTGTGATCGTTGCTCCCCGATCCAGCCGCGCAGCACGTTGCTGGAGTTGTACACCGCAATCTGGCCGTTCTCAAATCCGCCGAAGTCGGGTTTGGTGATGCCCGTTTGCGTGCCGCCGCCGACACGGAGGATGCTTCCCACGTAGATCTTCTTGGCGATGAACCGCTCCGCTTGGAACTTCCCGTCAGCGGGCCACTCAAACTCCGTCTCATCGAACCAGTCCTTGGGGAGCCGCGTCACGATTACGTCGCCCGCCATCGGAGTGAACGGATGCGTGAACTTTGGCGTGTTTCCCTGGATCGAGTTGCGCTTGCCGTCCATCGAGCGGCTGACGAAGTAGAAATCCCACGTCCGCGCCGCAGGCGCTGGTTCCCATTCGGTCGTGTAACTCGTCGCGTTCTTCGGCGCGTCCCACCACGTCGCGTTGGCGATGTCGCCGCCATGCACCCGCGCGATGCTCATCCCGCCGAAGGTATTGTCAGCAGGGTTGCCCCATCCCGTGATCTTGTGGCGCATCATCACGATGCCATCGGAGTTGAGTTGCTGCTCCGTGGTCACCGTGCCAGCGGTGCCGAGCGGCGCGAACTCCTGGCCCGATCCGCCCGGTCCTGGCGGGCCGACGACCCATGTCTGGATGGGCACGCGAGACGCTTCCGGAAGGCCGGTCCACGGATACTTGGAGGGATCGGCGGAGAGCGTGCCGTCATAGTTGTACGCGATGGCCGCAAACGTCCACGTCTCCGAGGTATTGGGCAGAGTATTGATCTGGATCGTCGCGGCCTTCGCTGGAGCGGGATAGCTTCCCATCAGGACCGGCGGATCGACGCCGACGCGGTAGATGGCGACTCCCTTGTAGCGCGTGCTATCGGGTGGCGCCCAGGACGCATCGGCAAGCGCATAGAGCGTGCCGTCGATCATGGTGGCGTGGCGCTTGTTGGCGAGGAGGAAGCTCTTGACATCCGGCGTCGGCCCCTGACCAGTCGGCGGGTAGATGACCTCCACGTCTACCGACGGTGTCACGTCCTTGATCGTGTTCAGGTTCCCTTCGATGTCCTTGGAGACGAACCAGCACTTGTACCGCTCCGTGGCCGCGATGGCGACGAAGGAGGAATGCCACTCCTCCGGTTTGTTGATGTCGAGGTACGGGCCAGTGGAGCGGTCACCGTTGGGACGCTCGTAGGTGATCTGCACGCCGGCAAACTTCTTCAGGCCGGGAGGAAGCGGGAGGGTGTCGTACGCTTGCCCCTCGTAGGTGGCATCGAAGTCGAAATCCAACCGATAGATCGGCCCGATGGCGTTCTCGAAATCCAAGACCGGGATCGCTTGCGGATTCTCGATCAGCCACGTATTCTCCATGCCGCTGACGAGGACGTTCCGCGCGGCATTGATGCCGATGCGGAGATTGGGCGTCGGGTTCGCCAGATTGGCGCGGACGAACTTCGCCACCCGGCTCCGATGGTACGAGAGCAGATAGACGCGGATCGGGCGCCAGATCGCCTTGCCGGGGATGAGCAGGACTGCCGGCGATTTGGTGCTCTCCGTCTTGGGGATCGGTTGCCACGTTCCGGACACCACGCTGGTCGGCGTTCCCGTGGTTCCGCGTTGGCCGAACGTCACCGTGTCATTGAGAGGCGCCGTCGCCTTCTCGCTGACATCCGGATCTTCCAGGTACACCTTGACGCCCGTAAAGTTGTCAGCGGTCGCGTCAGCGTGTTTCTTCCAGTGGACCGCAACCTCGATCTGCCCGTCTTCCTTCTCCTCGACGGAGGAATCGAGATCGATGACCGGCGGCGGCTCCTCCCCGCCCCCGCCCCCGCCGCCCGTTCCCCCGGTAGGGCTGGTGCGCTCGTAGATCCAGGTTCCGATCTTGGTAGTCGTCGGCATACAGCTACCCTGCGGTCACTCTCAAGGTTTCCTGCGGAGGCACGGTCACCGTCTCCAGGCCATCGAACAGAAACTCTCCAGGCCAGCAGAAGACGGTGAGATTGTTAGGTCCATTATCGTTGGAAAAGTACATCGTGCGCCCCTGATATTGGGCCAGCGGCAACAACTGAACGGCGATGTCCCTCTCGCTGGTGTCCGCGCGAATCGTCTGGTCCGTGGCATACACCGTCCATGCCTCGCTGGTTTCCGGATCGAGGGCCTCTGGCCCGACCTCGCGCACTCCCGGCGGCTGGCCGTAGATGAAGATCTCGCGGTAGACGGCAAACTCCTCGTCGCTGATCCGGCCCTCGCGGTCCACCAGGAAGCCGCCCACCAACGCGACCATCGTGGCGAGGTTGTCGACGCGGACTCTCAACTCGAAAGCCTGCCCCGGTCGCGGAACCAGCAGTTCGCTCGTCACACCCGCGTAGTCCCAGTCGTGCGCTTCGATGATGCCGACGGAGGTCGCGTCAGGCTGGACCTCCCACGGTGGCTCGACGGTGACGCGCACGTTGGTGTTCGCGGTGATCGCGCGGACTTGGCCGGCCCCCTTGCCGCGCAGGATGCGGTATAGGCGCCCGATCTCCTCGTCGGGGCGCAGGCCGTTGGTGTCGGGGAATTGCAGCCGCCCGACGCTGTTATTCCAGAGCGGATCTTCCACCCAGTCCGCGCCGGCGCTGACTCCGATGCTCCGCACGATGAGCACGTCACCCGGTTCGACGGAGTCGGCGGGATCGCCGCGGACGCAATCGGGCGTGACCGTGAACGTGCCGGTCGCGGGATTGAAGGCAGTGACTTGGAAGTTCCAGAGCGGCGCCGATCCGTCCGACAGATCCGCGAGAGCCGACAGGTATCGCCCGACCCAGTTGTCGGTGGCCCCGATGAAGTTGTCGGCCTGGATCTGGTTCGGAGCGGTGACGCCAGTCACCAGCACGCCGGCCACGCCGGAATGCCAGACGTGCTTGGCGGCGAGGCGAACGCGCTCTGCGGCGGCGTCGGGCAACTGTTGCGTCATCGGCGCGAGGAAGCCGGTGTACTGATAGCTCGAGGGCAGGGCCTCGTTGCGCGACTCCTGCAACGCGATGCGCCGCCGGTCGGTTCCGATGTAGAGGTCCCAGCCGGCCCACGTTCCGCTGGGCGCCGGGATCATCGAGATGGTCAGCTTCTGATCGACCACGCCTTCCGGAATCCAGAGCGCGTACAGGTTCGACGGCGACGACGGAGCGCCGGTCAGGTCCCGCATGGTGACCGCGACGTACACGGTGACCGGCCCTGAGATATGCCCGCCCGCCGACCGGACCACGTTGGTGATGCGCGGCTGCACGGGCGCGATGAACTGGTTGATGACCTCCTCGCCGCCGACCCAGATGGCCGGTGACCAGACGCCGTCGCGTTGGATGTTGTAGTCCTGCCAGAGATCGAAGGATTTTTCACGGGTGTCCGGATAGAGCGGATCGCCGGGGAACGGCGCGACATGGTTCGGCATCCAGGCAAGGCCCGAGATCGACTGAAGCAGTTCCGGCGGGACTGGCTTCGATGGCCCGTCGGCGGGCTTCGGGCCGGTCGTCAGAAGGTACATCGAGTCGGTCGTGCAGCTTGCCGTGATGTCGATGGAGAAGTCCGGATTGAGGGTCCAAGACTGGACACGCCCCTCGCCGCGTCCACCCGGCAGGCGAACGTGGTCGAGCCGGATCACGTCGCCGCACATGATCTTCAGGGCCAGGAGCGTCGTGCGGAAGCGGAGGTGGCGGGCGCGGATCTGCTCGTTCACCCCTGCGTTGTCCCAGAGGCCCCCCAGTTCCTCGCGCAGGCGCGTGGTGATCAGGCGGGCGCACTGGCTCTTGTTGGAGACGCCGACGAAGTTCATGGTGCTCTGGAGGTACTGCGGAGAGCCGGTTGCCTCACCCATCCAGAGCGCGTGTGAGATGTCGTAGAGAGTGACGCTATTCAAAGCCCAGTCGAACTCCTCGTCGCCAAACGAGCCGGTTAACCAATTGAACCGGGGGCTGAGAGGCGAGGCTTCCAACGACTTGAACAGGATGTTCGCGCGGGTGAAGGTGTACTCTGACGGCGTGCCCGAGTGGAAACGGATGCCGATCCAGAGCTTGCCGGTGACGAAGGTGAACCAGCCGCAACAACAGTTCAGGATCTCCTGCAACCAGTCCTTGAGCGGCTTGCGCTCCCTGATCACGCCGCGGAACGGAAACTGCCGCTCGTAGGTTCCCGGCACGATCATCGATTCGACCACTTCCTCGCAGATCGCCGCCGCGGCGATGCAGGACGGGATATCGACAAAATCCTCCATCACCGCGACCGGGATGTCCGCGGCGCGGGACGGATCGACGCGCAGGCCGATGGCGCGGAGGTACACGTTGACCGCGACCCAGACCGGGTTCGACAGGGCAGAGGTCCAGACGCGGGCGCCGGGAGCCGTCCAGGTCCAGCCGGCAATGCCCTCGTCCACCGTGACGGTCATGGCGCGGTCGGAAACCGCGGCGAGCTGCAAGCCTTTCTCGTCGGTGCGCCGGATCTCCGCGAAGGCCACGCCAGCCGCATAGGTGGCTTCCGACGGAACCATGCCCCACGGCGCCCGGTCGAGGGCGAAGAAGTCGCTGGGCGCCGCCGGATCGGTTCCGAGAATCCCGCGCCATCCGCCGTTCTTCCTGGGGTCGTGCGGCGGCTGGTTGTCGAGTTGGTGCTTGATCAGGTTCAGCGAGTACTTCCCGATAGGCCCCTCGCCCACGATGCCCAACGCGGAGTAGAAGGTGTCTTCGTCGCGGCCCGCCGCCACGTCGCAGTTCACCTTCATCGGCTTGTCGGTGTAGACCTCCTGCAAGGGCCTCTGGTAGGCCGACTCCTCCGCTACGCTGACGCTGGTGATGCGCGACCGGATGCCGACCAACGCGGCCAGCTTGTCGCGCACGCGGACATCGGAGGGAACCGCCACCACGCCGCCGAAGCTCTTGGGCACGCCTCGCTCGACGCACGCCGCGTAGTCCTTCGGGCAGTCGGAATGCGACGAGGTCGAAGGGCAGTGCGGCCCCTTGTACTTCTTCCAGCACGTCCGCGAGACGTTCCGCCACGGGTAGGCCAGCGTCAATTCATAAAGCCCGTCCGACGCCGGCAAGATGAACATGCCGTCCGAGGTGAGGGTCCACGGTCGCGCATACCCGGCCCAGAGGTTGATCAGGTAGCCGGTGTTTACGTGGTAGAGCGCGAACGCGATGTCGGCGCGGTAGAGGTTGGTCTGGTTCGCGTAGGTGACGAACACGTCATCGGCGTTGCCCAACGCGAACGAGGCCGAGTCGCTCGTCTCGTTGATGGTCTGGGAGATTCCCGTCCAGTCGAGCAGGCGCGGGAGATAGAGGTTGCCGCCGACCGAGCACCGCTGGTTGGAGACGCGCAGGATATCGGCCACGCCTCGCGGATAGATCGAGATCAGCGGGATGAACCGCTGCACTTGCGCCTCAAGAGCCGGCGTCAGGACGGTGTCGGGAAAGCGCGACACTTCCGCCGCGACGTTATACGTCGGCGTCGAGGCCGGAACCTCGAGCAGGGTCAGGCCGTTGATCGACGCGATGTATGCGGTCAGATGCGCGAAGTCCAGGTTCGGGTTCTCGTATCGCGCGGTGATCGATTCATCGCCGCCAGGTCCGCGATAGGTGAACGGAAATTGCGCGTACTGCCCAAAGGCTTGCTGCCAATGCGACTTGAGGTCGTTCAACTCGTTGCACGACAGGTGATCGCGCTGGATGCGGAAGCGGCGCGTCCCGGCGCCCATCAGGTAGCGTTGCTCCGTCTTCAGCCCCGGCTGGTCGAAGACATGAGTGGCAATCTGCGGCTCGTAGTCCATGCCGCCGCCATAATCGCCCGTCAGCGGGAAGGGCGCGACGACCGGAGGATCTGGAATGGGCACCGCTCCGAGGTAGTCCACCTCACGCCACCTCCCTGAGGCCCAGTGACACCTCGCTTCGCCCGACGCCGAACTGATCGCTCCAGTTGCCGTCCCAGACCACGACGTATCTGCCAAACGGCGAGGCCCCGGTGGGATCGGGCGTGAACGCCGGCTGTGTCTCGCGCGGCACGTAAAAGTAGAAAGGTTGCGCCAGATGATTCCGGAAGAACGTGTAGAGCGTCGAGTAGTCCGCAGGCTTCACCCGGCGGGTGATCCGCCAGAACCGGCGCGGGTTCGCCGCCAACGCGGCCCGGTCGGAACTGCCGTCCGGATAGCGGTTGACGTAGCTCTCGATGCGAAGCTCTTCCTCCAGCACGGCATAGAATCCGGCGGGCAGGACATCGACCGGCTGGGCGGGCTGGATGTTACCCGGCATACGCCCCCTGAAACGGGTTAAAATAGTACGTCTCAACGGGAACCCTATGAAGTACGCTTTTCTGGCCCTCGCGGCCTTCTCCGCGGGTTGCGGATCTCAACCCCAAAAGCCTTACCGCTCGTTGTCGGAGGTCGGCGTGGCCTCGCGATCCGCGTCGGCATACATCGAACAACAGGTGCTGAAAAAAGAATGGCCGCACAACTGGCGCGTCGTTCATACGCAAGGCGAACCTGATCCGGACCACGTCGGGCGCGTCTGGGTGAAGACCATTGCCGATCCCGCTGAAAAGCAGCATCTGGGTAAGCGCATCGCGTTCGTTGACTGCACAGTCGATCTCGCGCAAAGTCCGCAGGAGAAGGACCGCATCTTTAACTGCACCTCGTCGTTCACCCGTTCGCGTTAGCCTCACGCCGTCACCGTAGTCGGCTCCAGCAATGCGCTCGACTGCGCCTGCCTGCCTTGGCCTGACCGCGCCGCCGTGGTGTTTGCCGCGCCCACCGCGCCGGGATTGTTGCCCATCACCTGAATGACCTGACCGCTGAACAGGCTCGTCGCCTGTTGCGGATTGAGTTGCAGGAATAGCGGCTGGTTGTTCGCCAGCGATTGCGCCACCTGAGTCGTGGTCGTGCCGACGTAGGGGTTCGCCACCAGCCGCCCGCCCGAGTAGACCGGCTGCACCTGGAGCCGGCCCGACGCCGACTGCGCGGAGGTCACCGAATACATCGGGCGTGGCAGGCCCGCCGTCTGCCCGGTGTTCAACGCATACAGCCGCACCAGTTCCTGTACCTCCGGACTGAACACCGCCATGCGGATGTCGCCGTTGAACCGCTGGTTCGCGATCTCCACGATCTGCGCCTGAATGCCCCTGTCCTGAATGTCGACGCCATAGGCGTTGCGGATCATCTCGCGGACCTTCTGCTCCTTCGTCTTGCGGAACAGGTTGACGACGCCGACCGTCAACCCCACTGCCGCCCCGACCGCCGCTCCGATCAGTGTGCCGACACCGGGCATGATCATGGTCCCGATGCCCGCGCCGGCCAAGGCGCCGCCCAGCGTGGTCATCGCGAGGCCCGAGACGCCCCTGCGCTTGTACCCGGCGGCGAAGAGCATGGCGCCGCCCCCGGCGAACGCGCCCGCCGGCCCGTAGGCGCCCAGCATCGAGGCGATGCCGAATCCCGCCAGAGCGCCGCCCGCCACGCCCTGAATGTCGGCCATGACGCCGCGCTTATTCAGGCTCGACAGGGCCATCGGCAGGCCGACCGCCGCGGCCATGTTGGCGAAGCCGGGGCTGGAGAGGACCGCATTCATCTTTGCGCGTGCCGGGGCTTGCGACCACGGGATGCTCTTGATCGCGCCGGTCACTGGGTCCTGCATCCGGATCGGCTTGCCGATATTGAAAGCGGTCTTCATTTGCTGCATCTGCGACATGCGGCTGGTCCCGCCGCCCAAGTTCATCGGCAGCACCTCGCCGTTGCCCCAGTCGCCGCCGCCCAGATACGACTGGCCTTGATACGGCGCCACATATGACTCCGTCAAGATGCCCATGCCCGCGCCGGGAACCACTGCGCCCGTCGAGATGCGCGGAGCTTCGGCCTGCGCCTGCCGGGTGAGATTGCTGATGGTGCTCCCCAGGATCGCGCCCCAGCCAGTGACGCCCGATGACGAGCCGGTCACCGCCGCCGCGGGAGAGAACGGCGCCGTGCCGCCGCCGCCGAACACCGGGATCTGCGAACCCAGCGGGCCGGTCTGCACGCCGACTTGCCCGTAGCCCAACATGCCGGTCAGAGCCGCCGCGAGGCGCGAGGTGATGATGCTCTTGATCGCGTTCAGAATCGACCGCTTGATCACGTCTCCGATGGCCGACCAGACGCTCTTGTTCTTGTCCAAAAGGGCGTCGAACAGTTCGCCCATCACGCCCGCGATGGATTGGTAGACCGACCGTTGCTCATCGAGGATGATCTGATTGCCCGCTCTCCAGGCTTCGACGCGCTGCATCTGGATCTCGCGTTCGGTCTGTAGCCCCAGAGCTTTTATCTGTTGCGTCTGCTTCGCGTCGAATTCATCCAGCCGCGCCTGTCGTTGTTCCGGCGTCAGCGTGCTGGCTTCCAGGTAGCGGTTGAACTGCTCCCGCGCATCCCGCAACGCGCCCAATTGCGCGGCTTTCACTTGGTTGATAGCGGCGATGTTCGCGTCCCGCACCTCTGCGATCTGCGCCATCCGCTGTTCCTTCGTCTGCGCCTCGACGGCGGTCACGGTCGCGATGGTGTAATCGCGGACGTAGTTGATCTCGTCGGTCTGCGCCTGCGTCAGGGCCTCCCGTTGCTCCTTCTCCATCGCGAACAGGGCTTGGTTGACCGACTTCTCCATCGCGATCCTGGCTTCCGCCGACTGCTCGTTGAACTTGGTTTCCTGAATCTTTCGATAATCGAGGTTGGCCTGCGTGAACGTCTGCGCCGCCGCCGCCATCTGTCCGAAGAAGTGCGCCCGGTACTCTGGCCTCGCCATCTTCTGGTTCTCCTCGTAGACCTTCCTGGCGCCATCGACTTGTTTCTGTGTCACTTCGTCGTTGATCCGGATCAGTTCGTCGGCCTGTTGCCGCGCCTCGCTGACGCGGCTCTCGTAGCCGAGTCCCGCCAGTTGTAATTGCGCCTCATAGGTCGTATCGGGCACGGCTTCCATCTCTGCCATTGCCATCTTTCGCAGATGACTCGCGGTTTCGAGAGCGGCTTTGATTCGCGCGTTCTTCACGATCTCCGTCTGCTTCAGGGCTTCCGTCGCGACCGCCACCTCCAGGGCCTTCAGGGCGTCGGCAGTTCCTTTGGCGCTATCGACGGTGTTCTTGAAGTGCTCCTTCCAGGCATAGTTCAGGGCCGCGACCGTCTCCTGCCCCACCTTCAGGTAGTCGCGCTGGGCGTCGGCCAGAAGCTTGGCGCCATACTCTGTAGCGCGTTTGACCTTCTCCCTGTCGGTTTCCAGTAATTCGTCCCGTTGCCTCTTTAGTTCCTTCAGTTCCGCAACGGCGGTTCTCAAATCATCGATCAGCATGGACCCATAAGACCGACCGGGATCGGGCACTTTGACGCCAGCCCGCCGCAGTTCATCCGCCATCTTCTGCGCCTCTGCCGCGAGAGTCTTGCGGTCGGAAAACGCCTTCCGCATCGCCGCCGTTTCATCCGGATCTTCCGCGGTCAGGTACTCATGCATCACATACGTCAACGCAGTGATTGCGGCTGTAACCGCAAAGACTTGCGGGAGCGAAGCCGCCAATGTGGCGCCGAAGCTGACCGTCGCGACTTCAGCGGCGCCGAACACTGTGGTGATCGCGCCGGTCCCGGCGACGAAGTTCACCATTGCGGTAGCCGCCACGCCGACGCCGCTTGCCAGCTTCACAAGGCCAGCGGTGATTCCCGGCAATGCCGACCAGAGCGAGAACGCGACCGACACGGCTTTTGCGGAGACGGCCAGCAAGCCAAGCGCGATGGCGGTGTTCTTGATCGGGCCGGGGAGCTTATTGAAGAGATCGAGCGCATCGCCGCCGAGTTCGACCAGACTCCGCAATTCCTTCATCACTGCGATCAGAGCGGGCGCGAGGGCCATCTCCAGCTTCGCCGCCAAATCCTCGACGGTCGCCATGAGGCTTTGGAATTGACGACCGGGAAGCTCTCCTGCCTGCTTCCCTGCGGCTCCCCCCGACGACTTTGCCATCACGTCATACGCCATCTGCTCGAATGCCGCAGGACTCATCAGCCGCAGGCTCTGCTGCATCTCCTGCCGGGTCATCTTCAGCCGCTCCGCAAACATCGGGAGCAGCCGCTCTCCCAACTGCGAGAACGCGCCCACGTCTTCGCCTGAAACAAATCCCTTGGCCGCGATGGAGCGGAACTTCTCCGTCACGTTCATGACCGTCTGCATCCCCTTGCCGGCCCGCGCCGCCGCATCCACCAGGATCTTGAGCTTTCCGGCTACCAGTTCCGGCGCCACGCCCGCGTTCGACAGATCCTGCGCCGCTTCAGCCAGCGTCCGGAAGCCGACGCCGCTCTGCACGGCAAGTTCGCGGAGTTGCCGGAAGGCGCCCGCGCCCCCTTCCAGGCTCTCGAAACCCAGGCGCATCCGGTTCAGTTCGTCGCCCATGACGAGAAGCTGGCGCCCCATCTCCGCGATCCCCAGCCCGCTGATGGCGTCGGCCAGCTTGTCCATCGATCCGGCGGTCGTCTCGACGCTGGCCGAGACGCGGCTCAAGCCGGCAGAGGTCTTGGTCGTCGCCTTGTCGGCGCTCTCGCCAATCCCCTTCATTTGCTGGTTGAGCTTGTCGAAACCCTTCTCAGCTTCTGAGGAGCTTAGATCGACCTGGATGTAGATCTTGTTTGCAGCCATCTTTGCTCACCGTTTCGACGGTTCACCGCTTGGACTGCTTGCGGATCTCTTCGGTCTGAAACTTGTCGCGCTCTTCGACCAGTTGCCGAAGCAACAGAAAATCCGGATAGGGGATATCACTCAGCCGCAGGGTCACGCCCGTCTGGAGCGCGAAGTCCAGATCGATCACGACCTGGATCAGCAAACCGCCAGGAGACGCCAAATATCTCTGGAGGGCCTGCCGCGGGCAGAGCTCGCATGGCATAGCGGAAGGCCCTGCGTCTGGCTCCTCTGTCAGCACGTCCGGACAGTTCATCGGCTGGGGGCACAGATCCTTCTGCCGCAACATGCGATGGAATATGAACCGGGGCGAAGGCCATTCCGGCCAATCCCCGGCGGTTAAAAACTTTCGTCATCCTTCGGCCCGTATTCGAGATCGATTTCCTCCAGCACCGAACGCGCGACCTCATGCTTGTGCGGCATCGGAATCGCGCCATCGGCATAGTCGTCCGACCGCCCGCCGCAGTCGTCGTAGATTTTCGCGGCCACCCCTTGGTTGAAGATGGCGTGCTGCTGATTGTGCGGAAGGTCCAGCCGGCGCACCGCTGACCGGCGGTAGAGGCTGGCCTGATCGGCGGTCGGGATTCGCATGGTGTGCTTCACCGTTCCGCCCAGCACGCGCATCTCGACGGCGGCTTCCAGCCCCTCCAGCTTCACGCTGGTCACTTGCGAGATCGAGAGCGTGTCGAGCAGCTTCGACGCTTCGGCGGGCGTCAGCGTCGGCATTCCGTTCAACGCGATCTTCTGGCAGAGTTGCACGTCGGCCTCGCCGGGGGCCGGCGGGATCGTCTCCGAGACGCCGCGCCCTAGTTGCCGCACATTGAACCGCTTCGACCGCAGATACGCGCCCCACTCCTCGTCGGTCGGCCAGCGGACGCCGATCTCCTCGAGCTTGTTGCCGCTCGACTGGACACGCGCGGAGATGTAGATTTCCGATTTGATGTCGAACATTAGACCCTCGCGGTGACCAGCCACGCCAGCGTGAGAAGCGCGAGGCCAGCGGCCACCCAGTTGATCGACCGATTGGCGGGCCACTGCGCGTTGACGGTTCCGATCAAAAACATCAACAGGCCCAGGATCACTAAGACGCTTACGACCATGACCTCCTCCTTTAGGTAAGTCCGAGGATTCCGGACTTCTCCGTCGTCGCGGAGAGCGTCACGTAGTCGCCGGTCGGCGGCTTGAGCGGCGTGACGACGCAATCGACGGTGACGATGCCATCGGCTTCGCCGTTCACGACGGCAGTGAAGACGGCGCGAGGGAAGGTGACGGTGAAGCCGTGCTTGCCGGGACCGGCCCCGATGGTCGCCCCGGTCGTGCTAATGGTGACCGACCCTTCGTTCCCCGGCGCCGGCGTCATCAGCAGAGCGTATTCGGGAGAGCCTTTCAGAGCGCGGGCGACGAAGCGCAGGCTGCACTCGCGGGAGCCGTACTCCATGCGTCCGCGAATCGCGTAGCCGTTCTGGACTCCCGAACCTGGATACAAACCGGACGGCAGGCGCACGTTGTTCCCCCAGCGAAGCTCCGCGGAGATGAACGACGCCGACATCACGTAGTCGATCCCCAGGATGCTGATGGTCGCGCTGGCCGCGTTGAGAAAGTGTTCCGGCTCGATGGCCGGCCACGGCGTGATGCCGGATGGCGCGATGGTCTTGCCGGTGCCAACGCAGTTGACGGCGACACGGCAATTGGCGCGGCCAGGTCCCGACTCCATCGTCAGCGTCCAGTCGTTGACGACCATGCCCACCATCGCGCGGTCCACGACCGAATCCGGCTGGGGCCGGATCTGCTCCGCGTAGGTGAACGCCGGGAGGTTGAGACAGTTCACGACGGGATCGGACGGCACTGCGGTGTAGGTATTGCCGGTCTTGGTCGCCTTGCCGGTTGTGAAGCAAAAGAGCCATGCGAGGAATTCCGACGAGCAGAACTTCTCAATGGTGGCGGCGGTGTCGATGGAGGTCGGAAACGTGGCAGTCGGAAACTCGTCGCCTTTGCCGATGTCGTCGGCGTCGGTTTCGTTGATGGGCGTAACCACGCCGAGGGCCGGGTTGGTCTTGGTGAGGGACCACATTTCCGGCGGCGTGTTCGGCGTCGGCAGATCCGGTTGCGGAACGAAGCCGAAGGCAATCTTGGTTTCGCGGACGTTGGCGGGACAGGAAGTGGGTCCTGCCAGGATATCGGGACCTACCGGCGGCGGCGCGTCGAGCGGCGCGACGGGCGCATTGTGCGCGGGCGGGCGTGTAGCCATGTTATGCGTCTCCTATCTCCTTGGTTTCGGTTTGGATCGTCCAGTAGTCGATCTGCTCCGGATCGCTCTCGCGCATCAGTTGCCTGACTTCGGTTGGATCGACGCCAGCCATCACCGGGCAGAAATACCAGCGCATCCCGTCGCCGGGATCGGGCACGCCGCGCATGATGTCATCGATGATCTGGTAGGTCGTCTGCCCCCTCTGCGGGCGGATGTAGAACTCGACGCGATGCAGCCACCGGCTCATCTCGCCTTCGGTCATGGTTGTCTCGACGGCGGCGACGATGATGGTTCCCGGCTGCATGGAGTACTTGGCGGATTCCAGGTTCTGTTGCGCGGGATTCGAGTCGATGTACGCGATGATCGATTCCGGCGCGGGCGGAAAGAGGTCGGCCACCAGCGGCGGGATGCGCCGCAACGTGCCCACCATCGCGTTCGTCAGATCCGCCAGATTCACCATTCACTTCACCTGGATGAACGCCTTCTTCACCAACGCTCCGTACTCGTTCTGCGTGCTACGGATGATCCCGACCTGTTCCGCGCCCGAGAGGCCGATCATCTCCTCGATCAGTTGCGCCTGACGCGCATGTTGCCGCGCCTTGCGCGTGGTGTTCTCCGCGCGGATCTGGTTGTCGATGGCCTTGCGGAGCGTGAAGTTCGGGATGAGCAGCCCCTCGACGCCGCGCTGGTCGCGGTACGGCTTCCCGCGAATGCCGAGAGCCTTCCGCTTGATGAACGTGTACCGCTTGCTGAGAGGCTTCGCTTCCTGGCCGTTGGCGTTCTTGTGCTGCTTCCACCGCGCCAGTTGTTGCCGCACCATCTGGGCGCCGATCCTGGTAAGAGAGCCGTTGTCGAGCTTCGGCTTCTTCAGCTTGCCGGTATAGGGCACCCAGAACTGGCAACCGACCTTTGCGCCGCCGCCGGCCCTCGTCGCCATCACGCCCCTCCTGTCGGGTTTTGCAGCACGACGTTGGATGCGCCGTACTTGTAAGCGTCCACGCGCACGACCTCGTAGACCGCGCCGCCAGACGCCACCGTGTCGCCCACTGCGGGCGGCGCCGGCAGATGCTCGTTGAGCACCTGGATATGCGAGTAGCGCCCCGGCGAGACATCCTCGTCTTCGGCGCCCTCCTTCCACATGACGGAGATCACCCATGCGTCGTCGGGATTGCCCCCGATACGGTACTCGACATCGCGCCGGAACTCCGTCATCAGGGCCTCCCAGAGCATCGGAACGTGAACCGACGTGAAGCGGTCCACGCCCGAATCGAGATCACCCGCCGCGCGAGTTCCGGCGAGTGGCGACAGGCCGGAAAACGCGCTGGGACGGGGATTGCCTGCGCGTCCCGCCGTGTTAGCACGCGCCGACAAATGCGAGAACGGCCCGATGAACGGGTTGGTGTAGCCCTTCGCCGCCACCTAGATCACCTTGGCTTTGAAGCTGGCGTTCGGGCGATACGGGACCAGAAGCGGCGCCGATTGGAGCAGGATGAAGCGGACGCTGGGGTCAGGCTCCGTCCAACTCTTGACGTAGTACGGCACGCTCTGCAAACCGGCCTCTTCGTCGCGGATGGCGCCGTAAGCGCGGACGCCTTCCAGTTGCGCCGACGCCATGATCACCGAATCCGCCGGCAGGATCGGCTTCTCCGTCGAATCGGCGGGATCGACGTACCACGAGGAGTAGACGATGATATTGAATCCGTCGATATTCCCGACGCTCATCCCCCCTTCCATCGAGCCAGCCGCGTTGAGCGAAAGCGAGGTGTCGGTCCCGCGCCGGATATCCAGCCGCTCCTTCACGTCGGCGTGATTGCGGAACACCTTCCAAACGGCCACCGGCATGATCACGTCGGTCATGTAGATGCCGGTCGATTGCAGCGAGATCTGCGCCCAGTCCTGTAGATCGTCCAGCGGATGCGATCCCGCGGCGCTCCAGAGCGTGGCGGCGGTGATGGTGTTCCCCGGCGCCCGACCGAAGTCCACGATGGCCTGCGGGTACTTCTCACCGACAATCGTGACCTTGCCGGTCGCCAGAATCTCGCCCGCCATGACCTCCTGGCGCCGCTGCAACATGTTCACCTGATCTTCCATGTCCAGCGCGATCAGCGCCCGCATCCGGTCCATCGGACTCATCGTGCCGCCGAAGTTCTCGCCTGCCGACCGCTTGAAGGGCCGCAGCATGTCGAAGACTCTCTTGTCCTTCACATAGGCCGGCTTGAATGTGCCCGTCCGGTATCCCGGCGAGGCCACGATTTGGCCTTCCACCAGGAAGCTGACGAAGGGCGCCACGCGGCGCGTTCCATCGACCACGTCGAAGTGGATCTCCTCGCTCTGTTCGCTTTGCACGGTCGGGAAGTAGCGGTCGAGCAGGAACTGTGTCTGCCCCTTCAGATTCGCCACCACGCGATTGAGCGTGCCGGTGCTCCAGAGGTCCATGTGACTCTCCTAAAGCGGCGGGTGTTAGAGGTGAAGGGTCATGCCGCCTGACCGGGTCGTCGCCAAACGCCGGTCAGACGGCGCTACTCGATGCGATTACCGGCGATGCGGTTCCGGCGGCTTCTGAGGCGGCGGCGGTTTGGGCTGCTCCCTCTTCGGCTCCTTCGGGTTCTCCTGCTGCTCTTCCGCGAACTCTTCGGCGGCGATGCCCAACGCGCTGGTGGCGAGGCCGGGATTGTCGGCCTTCTCGTCGGGCGTGAGGTATTGGAACGGCGAGTCCGATGGCGGCTGCTTCTCCTCCTCCGCAGCTTCCTCCGTTTCCTTCACGGCATCGCGGGCCTTCTTGAGGTTCTTGATGGCTTCCTTCGCTTCCGCCTCAGTCGGCGTCGACTTGGCGAGAGAGCCGTCCGCGATGATGACGCTCTCCAGGTAGATGCCGACATCGCGCAGGGCTTCGGTGCAGTCGGCGTGCGAGAGCGCCCCCGGCCACTGGATGGCGTCGGCCTTCATGCGGCCCGTGAGATACACGCCGGCCTGCACGGTCGCGCTGGTGGCGTCGATGTCATCGACCAGAACGCAGTTGCAGTCGCCCGCGGCGGCGGGCACGGTGATCACGCCGGTCGCCGCGACGATCTTGAGGATCGCGCCGCGCTTCAGGATGCCGATGCCGCTGGCGACGGTTCCCTTGCGCGAGGTCACGTCGTGGCCGTCCGCGAGGAGCGGGTTAAGCCACGTCGGCGTTTGGAAGCTGAAGCTGGCTTTGCTGATGGGATCGTATGTTGCGGGCATAGTTACTCCTTTCGATTACGCGGCGCTATGGCGCCGGTTCTGCGGAACGAACGCCAGGATCTTCGCCGCTTCCTTGGCTTCGTCGTCCTGCTCCTGCTCACCCGTGCCGACCTTTGGATTCGGGAGCCTTGCCATCTGCGCGGCCAGCGGATCGGCCGGCTGGGCTTCGGCGGTCGGCGCGGACGCCATCAGCTTGCGGGCCGCGTCAGGCGCCATGCCGGTTTCAAGAGCCAGATGGCGGGCGAGGCTCTCCCGTCCTTTGGCTTCCGGCGCGTCGAGGATGGCCGCGATGCGCTGGCGTTCGGGGGCGCGAAGATCCTCTCCGTGGATTACCGCCGCGGCGTGGACCGGCGGCGCAGTCTTGGCGTCCTCCTTGTTGGCGGGAACCTTGCCCGTGCCGCCGCATTCGGAGCACTTCTTTCCATCGACCTCGCCCGTGCCTTCGCACTTCGGGCAGTCCTTCTCTTCGTCTTGAGCTTTCATACCGATCTTCTCCTTGACGGTGATTGATGCGGCGCGTGGCGAGGACTCAGCCGCCAGACGCGCCACCAGCGGCTCAAAGCTTGCAACCTCGTCGGCCATGCCGACCGTGACGGCGGCTCTCGCCACCATCGTCTTGCCCTGCCCGAAGTCCCGCTCCACCTTGGCTGTGCTGAATCCCCGAAACGCGGCCACGCGACCGATGAAGATGTCGGCCAGCGCGTCCACCGTTTCGAGGATCTGCGACCGGCCTTCGTCGGTCGCCGGATCGGGACGCTTGTAGGGCGACTTCGATGAGACGATCTCGTAGTTCTTGACGCCCTGCTTCTCCTGCGCGGCGCGGTTGTCGCGGAGCGAGGCGACGACGCCGATGGAGCCTAGCAGGCTCGATTCCGCGGTCACGATCTTCGGCGCCGCCGCCGCCAGCCAGTAGCCGGCGGATGCCGCGAGGCCATCGATGTATGCGGTCACCGGCTTCGCCTTCGACGCCTCGCGGATCTGGTCGGCCAGTTCCTGAATGCCGTCGATCTGCCCGCCGGGGGAGTTCACATTGAGCACGATCTGCTTCACGTTGGGGTTGTCCAACGCGGCTTGCAGATCCGTCGCCAGCACCTGGACGCTCGACGCGCCGCTGATGTCGGTGAGGATGTTCGCATAGCGGAAGAGCGGGCCTTCGATGGCGAGGACCGCGATGCCGTGCCGGATCTCGACGCCGTTGCCGGCGTTGTCGAGCGGTCGCCCCAGCTTGGCCGCGACGGCCTCGATGTCGTTCTCCCGCTCCGCGATCTCGATGATCGTCGTCAGGGCCTGCGGCGTGATCGCCCACGGTTTATCGTGGATCTCAGCGAGGACACGGAACAGTGATGATCGTGGCATTAGGCGGCTTCCTCCTGATCGCGCTGGGGTGCGTCCTCTTCCTGATCCCCTTCGCTCTCTTCAGCCGGTGGGTCGGCAGATTGCGTCGGCGGTTGTGGCGCCTGCGGCTTTGGCGGCGTCAGGTCTAGCTCCTTCATCCGCTCCAATTCGAGGGCGCGTTGCTCCATTACCTCTTCATAGTCGAGGCCCTGCTCCGCGCACTCCATCTCGAGGGTCGACACCATCGTCTCCATGCGGATCTGCGCGGCCTGCGCCTCTTTGGTCGGATCGACGTACAGCCGCCCCGGCCCGATCCATCTGGCCCGCAGATAGAACGGCGCATTCTCGTAGAAGTCGGGCGCCTCGATCATGCCGGCGTTCACGGCCTCCTCAAACCAGAGCTTGTAGACCGGGGCGCACCAGTAGGTCGCCAGCCACTGCCGGCGCACCAGGAACATCCGCCACGCCTCGTTCAACGCGGCCCGCGCACTGCTGTAGTTGGTCTTGCTGAAGTCTTTGCAGATCAACTCGTATGGCAGGCCCAGAGCCACGCCGATCTGGCGCGTGATGGACTCGACAAACGCCGGATAGGTGTTCGGCGGGCGGTTCGGGACGTAGGGCGTGAGCTTGTCGCCGGGATAGAGCGGGATGAACGTCCCGCCCTCCATCTGCGGGCGGTACTCGCCCTTCGATTCCAAGTAAGCGTTCGGATCGCCGCCCATGAGTTCCGCGATGCCGGCAGGGTCCATCGGCGTCTCGATCACGCCCGCGACCAGCGAGTTCACGATGCTCGACTGAAGCTCCGTCCGCTGGTACGAGTCCAACATGCGGAACTGCTCGATGATCGGCGTCAGGATCGGCTTGCCGCGCGACTGATCGACACGGTCCTTGCCGAATACGTGCAGCACGCGCTTGCGGCCCCAGTCGGTTTCCGCCGGGACACGTTCCCAATCCACCAGCCCGCCGCCGGCAAACAGCCCGCCCGCGTTGAGCGTCAAATACCAGATCTCCAGCCCGGACCACGTCGGGTTCTTCAGGATGTTGTAGGCCAGCGGGCGCCCGTAGTCGTCAAACTCGATGCCGCCGCGGAGGTTCAGCGTGCTCTGCGCGAATTGCGGATTCGACAACCTGTCCGGATCGATCAGTTGCAGGCACGTCCGGTACGGCGTGTCCGGTCGATCCAGCCAGAGCGCCAGCGCGAGGGCCTCGCCGTTCTGGAGGATCGAGCGGAAGACCAGTTGCGTCATCGTGGTGAACGTCATCTGGCCGGCCACGTCGCACGCCGTCGTGTTCGCCCACGTCTGCCAGAGAGTCTCGACTTCGCGCGTCCACTCCTGCTTCCACGCCATGTCGCGCCCGAGAGCGCGATACGCCGGATCAGCCGCGAGGCGCAGGCCCGTGCCGACGACGTTGTCGTTCAACGTCTGAAACGCGCCGCTGGCGATGCCGTTGTTGCGGTCGAGGTCGCGCGACCGCGCGATCAGCATCTCCTGTTCGGGCAAAAGCTCCGCGTCGGCGGGCCACCGCTCCGGTTGCCAGTTGGTCAGTTGCTTCCGAGTACGGCTGGCCCCGGCGTATGCGGTGTCGCGGTAGCGCGATAGCTGGGCGCCGAAGCGAATCCCCGGCGCGGAAGGGGGATTCGTCCAGCGTCCCAGAAGCCGCGCCAGCCAGCCCGATGAGTTAGCCGCTGGCGCGGCGGTCGTCGCGAGTGCCCGACGAGGATCGCGACGAACTTGTGGCCGGCCCTGCAATTGGGGCGTCATGGGCACGCCTCGATGCTGATCGGCCTGCGGCGCATCGTGACCGCAGAGGTTGGATCGATCTGCGCCTTCAACCAGTCGATGAACCTCTGGAGGTCCGCGATGTTCGTCTGGTTGTAGACGACGCGCCCAAGCTGGGGCGTCTCGATGGCGACGACGGCCTGACCGGCGGCATAGCGGGCCATCTGCGCCGACGCCATCACCAGCAGTTCCGCGTAGGGGCTGACTGGCGTGACCGGCGGCGTCGTCTCACCCGGCGGCGCCGGTTCAATGTCGGCGGCGGCGGCGCCGGAATAACCGTTGGAGGTGGCCGTGATGGTCGCGGTCCCGGCGGATAGGCCGGTGACGATGCCTTGGGAATCGACCGACGCGACCAACGGATCGGTGGACTCCCATGCGCTCGTTAGCGTCACGTCGGCGTTCCCGCCGTTGCTGTAGACTTCCAGCGCGGAGAACTGCTGCGTCTCTCCGACAGTGATCGTGACGTTGATCGGCGTGACGACGATGGATGAAATAGCGGGCATTCTTCACTCCAGCCAATCGTGCTTTGCCTGCATCGAGCGGAACTTCGGAACCGGCCTCGTCGCCTTGGTTTGCGGGCCTGCGGACGCGCCTGTCGTCGCAGACCTGGCGCTCTGATTCATGTCGCTCAACTCCTTTTCCATGCCGTCCCACCGCTCCGGTTTCCAACTCTCGAAACGCAACGACGCCGCCGCGGCCCGCGCGTACACGCGACAGTCGAGAGCCTCGTTGCGGTCGCGCACCGGCTCCCACTTGCTGATGCGCCTGCCGGCCACCGTGCGCGTGATCAGAGCCTCGCCGGTCAACTGCTCGAAATACTCCTTCCCATACGCCGGGAAGTGGCAGAAGCCGACCGGCCACTCCTCGCCACGCGCGAGATCCGGCACGGGCGCACGCAACCAGCGGTACAACTCCTCCTTCGCGATATTGGTGTTCACCGGCCAGAGCCGAATGCCCCACTTCACGCGCGATCCGGTAGGACCGGCCTCGATCAACGACGGTGCGCTTACGAGGTTCGGTCGGTGCGTCTGCCCTTTGATCGCCATCACGCGCTGGCGCGACTGCTTCCTGATCCAGTCGTAGCAGGCCATCGTCTGAAAGCCGGTGTCCACGCCCATGCGCCGGATCTTGATCGGCTGGCCGTACTCCGTCTTGAAGTCCTCATCGAGCAGTTCGGACAGTTGCGCCCAGACTTGCGGCTGATTCGTCTCGCCGTCGAAGCGCCGGTAATCGACGCTCCACGACTCTTTGTTGCGGCCCCACGCGACGATCTCCACCTCGAGCCGGCGAAGCTGCACGTCTACGCCGGCAGTGAGCACCAGCCCGCCGCGCGGCACGACGCCGACCTCGTAGCCCTCGCGCCGCTCGTAGAGCCGCTCCGCGTCGGGCACCTCCGATGCGTCCGCGTAGGGCAGGCCCAGCACCGTGTTCCAGAACACCTGGAGCTTCTCAGGGTCCTTGCCGGCCTTCTCGCGCTTCTCCGCAACCTCGCCCCAGGAGAGCCAGCCGACCGGCGAGTTCAGCGAGGGCAGATGGTAGCCGCGCGTCTTCAGGTTCTGGATGCGGTGCCGCCACTCGCCGCGCTGGAGCATCTGCTCCTTCGCGTAGTTCTCAATCGGGCGGGCGCACGCCTCGCAGAAGTATTGGGCCTTGTGCGGCTGGCCCGCCGGCCACCGGAGGTTCTCGAATGCGAGGACCATGAACTCGCCGCAGTGCGGACACGGCATCCACCACTGCGCCTGACTCGACTCCTCGTAGAACTTCTCGATCCGGCTCCGACCGCTGACGACCGGCGTCGAGGTGATCAGGATCTTCCGCCGCGGGAAGTTGCTCGTCCTCGCAATGGCGAGATCGCACGGATCGCCCTCGCCGCCGATGTCGCCCTTGTACCCGTCCACCTCATCGAGGAACAGGTAGCGCACCGGCATCGAGCGCAGGCCCTTCGGGGAGTTCGCGCCGACCAGAACCAGGACGCCGCCGGGGAACTCCTTGGCGAGGACGCTGTTTCCGCCGTCTCTCGCGCGTGGCGCCGCTACCAGCCCGCGCAGTGCCGGCGAATCATCGATCAGCGGCTGGATGCGTTGGCGCGAGTTCCGTTTAGCCATGTCCGTCGTAGGCTGGACCGCCATCATCGGTCCCGGCGCCATGTGCATGTTGAAACCGCACCAGTTGTTGCCGCACTCCGTCTTCCCGATCTGGCTACCCGCCATCACCACGACCGTCTGCACCCGGCTCGACGGCGACAGGTCGTCCATGATCGCCTTCAGGTACGGCACACGGCTGGTGCGCCACGGGCCGGGTTCCGGCGACGACCGCTCCGTCAGCACCCGGTAGCGGTCTGCCCACTCGCTGATCTTGAGGTTCGGCTCCGGTCGCAACGCCGCCAGCGCGGCCTGCCGGTACACCTCCGCTCCCGTCAGCAGTGCGCTCATGCCGCTTTGCCCTCCTCGCCCACAAAGGCGTCCAGAGCGCGGCGCAGTTCGCCCTCCAGCAGCCCGTGGATGGTGGCCTCGTCGGTCTGGCCGACCAGTTGGCCGGATAGGCGGGCGGGCACGTTCAGGATCGCGTCACGGATCTGCCGGTAGAGCCGCGCGGCTTCCTTCTCGACATCCGCCCGCGTGATCAGTTCGCCGTGTCGAAGCTGTAGCTCCAGCTTCCGCCGTTGGGCGTCGTACACCTCCCGCAGAGCGCGGGCCTGCGTGTACGTCATCCCCGGCACGGGTTCGGTCGGAGCAGGCTCACCCGGTGAGCCACTCCTCGTGATCAGCTTTGGCCCGTTGCGCGACGACGCGAAATCGGCGTTCTCCTGCCAGTGCCGATCAGCCTCGTCGGACTCGATCTGGTTGTCGCCGGTCAACGTGATCCGGCCCGCCGCGATGGCGTGCTGTACCGAACTCAGAGCGCATCCGCGATGGTCCGCGTAAGCGGCGATTCCCATGAGCATAATCACGCCTTGCAGTCAATTCGCAGAAGGAGTACTATTCTGCAAAGCGGTTCAGCATTGATTTGATGGTTTCTCTTTAGCTGGCAGGCACATTAGGGTCATCTGGTATCCAGATGGCCCTTTTCGTTGCACGGTACCAGGACTCCCACGGAAAGTCAACAATTTGCGTTGTGGATAACTTTACAGAGTGGCGCGGCCCACTCGCACCTGCCACATGGTGCGGGCGGCGAAGCC